CCCCGCCGCTTGCGGGCGCACATTTGGCAAATCGGAGAAATTCGGATCGTGAGCCCTGATGTCAAGCGCAATCGGACAACAATCGAACGCGTCGCGCGCCGGTCGGCGGCGTGCCCTGGACCCCGAGCCCATGACGAGCCCTAGAAACGACGCAGGACGGCAACGGCCGGAAGTGCCCGACACGGCGAGATCGTCAAACGTGGCCCAAGCGGGCCCGGCGACGGCGGCGTCTGCGCGTTGCCCGTCCCGGCATCACGGTTTCGTCTGCGACCGCGAGCCCGGCCATACGGGCAGCCATCGCAGCCACGTCGAGCAGCTCGACGCGGTCGTATTCTGGGCGAACCATGCCGCGCCCGTGTAACCCGCGCCCACGATTGGCCGATCCCGAGCTGCTGCGGTCGGCGCTCTTGCCGCCTGCGAGCCCTCGCCCGGCCGGGCTTGAGCGATGCACCGAGACGATCGACGGCTACCGCTGCGCGATGCACCTCGACCATAAAGGCGAGCACACGGCGGTCGCGCTCGTGCGCTGGCAGACGGTCGGCCATGCGCGGACCTAAACCGATCCCGTCGGCACTCAAGGTGCTGCGCGGCAATCCCGGGCGGCGACCGCTGCCGGTCAACGAGCCGAAGGCCCCGCCCGCCGAGCTGACGCCGCCGCACGTGCTGTCGCCGGTCGCGCTCGGCGAGTGGCAGCGGCTCGCGCCGATCCTGCTCGCGTCGGGCCTGCTGACCCGTCTCGATCCGATGGCGCTGCAGATGTATTGCGAGAGCTTCGCCGACTGGCAGGCGGCACGGGCGCACGTCGCCGAGCACGGCACGGTCATCACGAACGCGAAAGGGATCCTCGTCGCGTCGCCGTATGTCGTGCTCGCGGCAAAAGCGTGGGAACGGATGCGCCGGATGCTGATCGAATTCGGGATGACGCCGAGCGCCCGGGCGCGCGTGAAAGCCGACGACCCGCCGACCGCCGATGATCCGTTCGCAGAGTTTGCCCAACATGGCGACCGCTCGAAGCGGCGCGGCGCATAGGCACGCGGTCGACCGCTACGCGGCGCGCGTCGTCGACGGCACGATCCCAGCGGGCAAGTATCACAAGCTCTCGTGTCAGCGGCACGTGCGCGACCGCGCCCGCGAGGGCTCGCGCGCGTTTCCGTTCGTGTTCGATGCCGAGCGCGCCGATCGGTTCTTTCGCTTCGCCGCGCAGCTGAAGCACTACAAGGGCACGCGCTGGGCGGGCAAGCCGATCGAGCTGACGCCCGTGCAAAAGTTTCGGCTCGGGTCGCTCTTCGGCTGGGTGCATCGCGAGACGGGGCTGCGCCGCTTTCGCACGGCATACAACGAGCTGCCGCGCAAGCAGGGCAAGAGTCTCGAAGCGGCGATCGTCGCGATCTATGTCACGTTTTTCGACGGCGAGCCCGGCGCAGAGGGCTACACGATCGCGACGAAGCGCGAGCAAGCGAAGATCGTCTTTCGCGACGCCGTGCAGCTCGTGACGTCGAGCGGGCTCAAGCGATGGATCCGGCCGCTCGTCAACAACCTCTCACGCGCCGATACCGCGTCGAAGCTCGAACCGCTCGGCGCGGATTACGACTCGACCGACGGGCTGAGCCCGAATCTGATCATCACCGACGAACTACACGCGATGAAAGATCGCGGGCTGCTCGACGTCGTCGAGACGGCGACCGGCGCGCGCGACGAGCCCGTGCACTTCCAGATCACGACAGCGGGCAACGACCGCGTGAGCCCGTGCGGCGATCAGCACGATTACGCGTGCAAGATCCTCGACGGCATTCTCGACGACGAGACATTCTTCGCGTTCATCGCGCACGCCGACGACGGCGACGATCCCTTCGCCGTCGCGACGTGGAAAAAGGCAAACCCGCACTACGGCGGCAGCGTCAACCCGGCCGACTTGCACGCGCTCGCGACGAAGGCGCGCCATATGCCGACGGCGCTCGCCGCATTCAAACAGAAGCGATTGAATATCTGGGATAACGCGCTCGCGCCCGCGCTCTCGATGGACGGTTACCGGCGCGGGCAATCGCATTTCTCGCCCGACGAACTGCTGCACGAGCCGTGCTGGGCAGCGGTCGACCTCTCGAATAAGCTCGATCTCTCGGCGCTCGTGCTCGTCTTTCCGCCGACGATCGGGCGCGTCTCGTGGCGGCTCTTGCGCTGGGTCTGGACGCCGAGCGAAACCATCGACGGTCGCGCGCATCGCGACCGCGCGCCGTATCCCGTCTGGGTCACGCAGGGGCATCTGCTGACGACGCCCGGCCCGACGATCGACCATCACGTCGTTAGGCCCGTGCTCGCCGCCCTGCGCGAGCGGTTTGATATTCAGCGGATCGGCTTCGACCCGTGGCACGCGCACGACGTGATCCGCGCCCTGGTCGACGAGGACGGCTTCAGCGACGAGCACGTCGTCGAAGTGCCGCAGACATTCGCGCAGCTCAGCAGCGCGTCGCAGCTGCTCGAAGCGGCGGTCGCCGAAGGGCACGTCGACGTCGGCGACTGCCCGCTGATGCGATGGTCTGCGAGTAATCTTGTGTGGCAGACCGACAACAAAGAAAACAAGATGCCGACCAAGCGGCGCAGTCGCGGGCGGATCGATCCGTGGGTCGCCGCCGTCATTGCGATCTCGCTCGCCGAACGTCTGCCCGTCGTCGAGGATCTCGTCGCCGACGATCCAGAGCTGCTCGTGCTGGGGTAACACGATGGAAAAAAACAAACGCGGTCGACCCCGCCTCGTCGCCGACGACACGACCACGCAGGTAACGGTGCGCCTGCCGACCCGCCTGTATGAGCGGGCCGACGCCCGCGAGCGCAGCGCGCGCGATCCCGTCGTCGAGCAGCTGCGGCGCGGGCTGCGGCGCGTCCTCGACGACAGCGACGACGACTGAAAAAGGAAACGGCCCGCGCAGCGTGCAAGCTGGCGGGCCGTTCGTGGCGTCGAGCGGTCGGGCGTTACGTCGCCCGGTCGCGCCGGGCCCGTCGTCGGGCGATCTCTTCGATGCTGCTCGCGAGGCGTGTCTGCCATCCGGGCCCGGTCGCCCGCAGCACGTCGAGCGCGGCGGGCGACAAGCGGATCGAGATCATCTCTTTGGCGGGCTTGCGGCGTCGCGCGTAATACCGCGCCGTCGTGGCGACGTCGACGTGACCGCTCGACCGCTGTGCGACGACGTCGACATAGTCGGCGGGCAGCGTGACCGTCGCGCCCGCGTCGAGGGCGCGGTCGATCGCGCTCTTGCGGCGGCTCATGACCGCCCGCCCTTCGAGCGGCTCTTCGAGCGGCGCGGCTTGCGGGCGGCGGCGCGGGCCTTGCGCAGCGCGACGGGATTGCCGACGGTCTGCCCAGCCGCGCGCTTCGTCGCGACCGACTGGCGCGCGCTCCGACGCCGCACGCCCGTCACGGCGCGGTCACGCTGCCGCGTCAATGCGGCGGTGACCTCTTCGGGCAGCACGAGGCGGATCGCGCCGTCGACGTCGACCCGCTGCAGAAATACGACCTCCGCGCCCTCAACGCGAAACGTGTCGAGGATCCATGTTTCATTTCGGCCGTAGAAGTCGGCACGGTTGATGGTCGACGAGGCGCGCACAGCGCCGGGATTGTCGCTCAGCTCGCGCAGCCGCCGCGAGAACGCGTCGACCGGCAGCACCGTCTCGCCGCCGCTCATGAGCGCCCGCCCTTCGGGCTCGTGCCAGTGACCGGGCCATCGTTGACGGTCACGCTGACCGATCCCGTGCAGAGGCGCAGCGCGTCGGCGAACGCGTCGGCCGACTGCTGCGGCGTGGCCTTCGTGACGACCATGCGCCCGGGCGCGGTCGTGTCGACGTGCGCGCCGCCGACGCGCTCAATGATGGCGGCGATCGCACGCTGCGTCGGCGGGTGCGACGTGTCGACGATGAGGCGTGCGCCGCGCCGCTCGACGACGCATGTCGAGGCGAGCGCGGTCGAGGCGTTGATACGGGCGGCAATGGTCGCGAGCGTGTCGGTCGTGGTCTTCGTGGTCATGATGTTTTCTCTGCTGCTGATGAACGGGTTAACGGTTGGAAGTGGCGAGGCGGCGCGTTAGCGCACGACCTCGCCCGTAAGGGCGTCGATGATGATGACCGTGCGGTAGCGCGCCGCGATGTCGGTCGAGGCGACCTTGCGCGCGAGGTCGAGGCGACCGCTCCAACCGAGCACGCCGAAGTCGCTGCCACGGTCGGCCGTGATGACGCCGTCGGCTTCGAGCTTGTCGGCGGTCGCGGCGGCAGCGATCGCCCATCGCTCATACTGGCCCTCTGCAACGTATTCGGCCGTGCACTTGCGATCCCAATCGCCGCCGACCGTCCCGGCCGGGCGCAAGTCGTGACCGATCCCCGTGCGCTGCGTCTCGGCGTATTGCGCCGCCTTTTTGCGGCGTTCTTTGATTCCCGCGAGGCGCTCGGCTTCGAGCAGCTCGGCGCGCTCGCCCTTCGCGATGACGAGATGCGTATACGTGCGGGCGGTCGTGCGCGTGAACGTGCCGAACGGCGTGACAACCTTAAGCGCGGCTTTCTTCGTCTTCGTTGCTGTTGCAGTCATGTCTCTATGTCCTTGTCTGTTAACGA